CATCTGTTAGTTTTAATAACCTTGCACTTTTTGCATCCAGGTTACAAAATATCTCTATCATTTTACATTGTAAGAAATAACTATCATCATTGGTTTCTTGTATTTTTAGAAACTTCTGATATTGCTTCAAAGATATTTCTGATAGGTCACTTGGGATGATTAATTCAACTTTCATATTTATATAACGTTTTTAAAATGGTTTTTTATAGTAAGTAAATATAATAAAAAAAGGTACACCATTTCTGATGCACCTCTTAAACAAAACTAACTAACTTAACTAAATCATACTTGCTTCGTGACAAGTGCCACTACACACACCTGGCTTGTCTATATCTGCACCACATTCTGTGCATTCATATTCTTTGTACTCTGGGGGGCTATACCAATCCATAATATTCTGTTTTTAATTTACCATTACGGTAATGTTCTACAATTACACCAGTACTTAAAGGTACTACCTTATATGGTCTGATGCTTTTCTTTACTAAAAATCTGTTTATTAATTTTTTCATTATTCTTCTATTTCGTTAAATACTGCGTGTTCTAAACAAGCGCCACATAGTTCATCACTTAAATAAGATGCTTCTGCACCACAACAATTACTGTACATATTCTTTGTTTTATAGTTCGTAAACTTTTTTATAAACCTCTTGTGTGTTTTTAACTGCTTTGTTATAACCTACACTAAATGCTTCTGATGAAAGGTTACTCATAATGGTTAGTAGTTCAGAGTTATACTCTATGTCTAATCCTCTTAATTTGTCGTATGCGTTTTCTAATGGTGTTTTCATATCTGTTTTGTTAAGGGGGTTTTTACACCCCCGTTAGTTTTTATTTTGCAAAGTGTATTTTGTGAATATTCAAGGTGTTTAGTGTTGGGTATATCCAATTTTGTTTTGCTCCTTGACTTTTAAGTGATTGTATTAGTCTAAATTTTAAGTTTAAAAAGTCATTTATGTTTGCTGAATTGTTCATAATGTTTTGTGTTAGTTGATTAATATGAAGCAAAGATAGCAATAATTATATGTTATAAACAAACAATTTAACAACTTTTTTTAAAATAATTTATAAATAGCTAATTATAAGTGAGTTAGCTTATAAAATAATTTCCTCTATTTGGGTTTTGTAGTTGATATGATACAGAATATCTGATTGCATCAATGATATGGTTAAATTTGTCTTGTGGTGTTTTAGACTTTTTTTCCAACCAAGAGTAGTTGTTTAGTTCTTTGATGAGGTTGATACTGTTTTCTTCTACAATCAAATCATAATCTTGTAGTAAAGCTATGCCATAGGTAATTGAACCTTGACCTTTTATTGCTTTGACTACATTACAACCTTTTGCTTTCAGTTCGTGTAGTAATCTTGGTTCAGCACTATCACCAACTATAAGATGATTTTTAGCGTGTTTAAGGTTTAGTTCAGCTATTTGTGATGTGGTAAGACCTTTCAAGTAAAAGCATTCCTTTAAATAGATTATCTTGTTATTTGTATCTATGTTAGTTTCCACCAAACTGTTTTCGTCTGCTGCAAATCCATAATCTTGACCAAAGACACTTACACCTACTTTTTTAAACTCACCTATTTTCCAGTTAGTAAATATTACACCCTCTGCCTTTTCTAACCATCCACCAAGCATCTGATGTTTGTATTTCTCTGGTCTGCGTTTCTTAATGTTTTCTATTTGCTCTAAATAGCTTTTAGATAGGTTTTCTATGTTATCTAAATAAGTTGTGTGTATGTAGGTTGTATTTCCTTTGGTTGAGTTTGTTCCAGCTTGTACACCTTTATCTTCAAAGAACCTATTATATATCCAATGCTCTTTTGTAACTGGGTTTAAAATAAGTATTACCCTATTCTTTTGGTTTAGGTTTCTAACACTTAAATCTATCTTGTCAAATATGTTTTCATCTTGTAGTTCTTCTGCTTCATCCATTACCCAAGTGCTAACGTTTGTTAAAGACTTTAGGTTAGCCGTTTGGTCACCGCTTGATGTCTTGATACCTTTAAAGATTATCTTGCTACCAGATAGCTTATTTCGTATTTCATCTTTTGTTATATAGAATGCATCTTGTAAGTTAAGTGTTTCTATCTTGTCTATAAACTCTGGTATAATAGAAATGTATGCAGATGATAATGTAAACCTTGTAAATAAGATTGTGTGACCAGCTTCAAAAGTGAGTAACAACAATAGTAAGTTTATAGAATACGATTTACCAGAACCTCTACCACCAGTTACAATATAATACCTGGCATCTGATGTTTGGATAGGTTTATACTTTGGGTCTACTTCTATCACTTAAATTTGATAATATCTTTAAAGTTAATATTAAACCCATCTGTTGATGTTATATCTACACTCTCTTTTGGCTTACCATATCTGTAACCGAAGTACAATGACATAGCACGACTATCACCTTTTAGTATTTGTTTGCCAAGTGTTTTAATTACCTCATCATTATCAATAAGGTTATCTAACTTTTCAATTAGTTTTAGTTCGTCTGCTTTCTTTGGTCTACCAGCACCCTCTCTTGCACCACCGTTGTTTTTTCTTTTATCCATTTGAAATAAATTTGTTTATTCAATTATATAACGTATTTACTCAACGTTTTTATTTAGCTTTAATTTTAACAGTCTTTCTCTTATAGCTTTTCTTTCTTTACCCTTTGGTAATTTGTCTAATAGTTGTTGTAGCTTTTGTATTAGTTTCTTGCTCATATTAAAATAGTTTAAATTCTGTTTCTTTTATTCTTTGTTCTGCTATGTTATAATATTTTTGGTCTTGTTCTATACCTATAAAACTTCTGTTTAAGTTTTTAGCAGCTACACCTGTAGAGCCACTTCCCATAGTAAAATCTAATACAGTTTCATTTTCATTAGTGTAGGTTTTTATTAAGTACTCCATTAATTCAACGGGTTTTTGAGTTGGGTGTTTTGGTTTATTTGGTTTTTTGAAAACTTGTATATTAACAGGCAGTAATTTATCCGCTTCATAATCAGAAGAAACACCACCTTTTTTTATTTCACCTGTTGTTTCACCACCTTCATTTTCTCTGTTATAAGAATATAAACTTCTTTTCTCAATACCTTTAGGGTTTATTGTTTTTTGTGGGTTGTAGGTACATTGCTTTTTATAAAACACCATTACGTTTTCAAACCTTCTCAATGGTTGCCTTTTAGCGTTTAGCATACCTGTAGGCTTGTTTTTATCCCAAACCCAATCATATTTATAGTTCTTAATATTACTCATTCTTAAAGCAGAACTAAAAGGTTCGTTACCAAATAAAACAATAGCACCATTTGGTTTTATTATTCTGTTTAGTTGTTCCCACATTAATTCAAAGTCAATAACACTATCCCATTTACACTCGGTCGTTCCATAAGGTGGGTCTGTTATAATAGCATCTACTGAAGCATCTGGTATATCTTTCATAACCTCTAAACAATCACCAAGTCTTAAATCTATCATAGCTTTTCTATTTCGTTTAATACTTCTTGATAGTATTCTATATTGTTAGATGGTTTTATTATTTCGTTTTCAAGTATAAGACTTATATGCAGCTTTGCACATTGCTTTGCTATACTACTACTTATTGTATTGTTGAAGCCTTGACCATCTACGTTGTAAAACTTCTTAAATATGTTGTATGCTTTTTCTTTTGGTGTTTGCATAAATAGCCATTCTTTTTTTATCATAGGTTAAGTTTGTTTATTATTTCTGCAAGTACATTTACCACAATTGAGTTTCCAGCTTGTTTGTATGCTTGTGTATCTGAAACACTCCATTTAAAAGTATCTGGAAAGTCCATTAACCTAAAACACTCTCTTGGTGTTAATCTTCTTATTTGTTTTGTATTAATTATATTCCCACCCCATACTGATTGTCCAGCATTTAAGGCTGGGTTAATTCCATTAATGTCATACATTCTATTTTGCTGATATGGCTGCTTACCTCCGCTCTCTTTAGATTTATTTAATTGAACAACATCGTTTACTCTTTTGTTTACTGAATTTATTTTAAAATATTGTAAATCACTTGATTGCTTTGCATAATTTGCAGTAATACAATTTACTATTTCTGTTTTTTCTGTAATAGGTTTTTGACTTCTATCGTGGTGTTTTAAATGCTTTACCATCTTTTTACTTAAAAAGTATTTATCATCTACACTATCTTCTAAAACATCTTTAAGTTTTTTAGTTAGGTGTTGTGTTTTTGGAAACCTAAAGGTATTGTCTGCATCATCTCTTATGCCAATAATAAAAACCCTTTCTCTGTTCTGTGGTACTCCATAGTGTTTTGCGTTTAGCACTTGCCAATATATATGATATGGTGTTGAGTTTTCATTAGGAAACAATACTGGGTTACCGTTAACTGATTTACCACCTAACATATCTAACCATACTTTAAAAGTTACACCATTGGCATCTGACAATAAACCCCTAACATTTTCAAATATAAAATATCTTGGATTGTTCTGTTGTATGAACTCGTGTGAGTTATAGAACAAGATACCCCTTTCATCATCTTCACCTTTTCTTTTACCAGCTAAACTAAATGCCTGGCAAGGTGGACTGGTCATATATAAATCTAAACTTTCTTTTGGTATTTCTCTCTCATAAACATCTTTAGGAAAATAATCTGGTTCACCATAGTTTTCTATATAAGTTTGTCTTGAGTATTTATCCCAATCACAAGCATACACAGTTTGATAGTCTATACCTAACTTTCTCAATGCTTGGTCAAAAGCACCCACACCACTAAAATCACTTCCCGTTTTTATCATATAATTATAATTAAAGGGAATAAACATAGTATAACTATTGCCCAATATACTTTCCAGAATTTAGATTTAACATAATCATCCTCCCATACTATACAATGAAACCCAAAGCTTAATGCTAAACACAATATTGTTTTTATAAACTCTATCACGTTGCACAGTTTATTATTTCATACTCACTATTGTTTTGCTTCCACTCAAAAGACTTTAATACTAAAGCTGCTCTTTCATCATACATTGTTCTTTGTTCTTCTTCTAATGTTCTGTATTTCATTTCATTTTTAGTATAACCACCATCAAATTGGTTTAGTTTTTCTATTGCTTTGAAATAATCTTTTTCTAATGTTGCATACTTTTTTTGTATTACTTCTAACTTTGATATTTGGCTATACTCTATTTGTGATTTAACTATAAAATTACTTTCAAGTTTATCGTAGTAATCAAATCTTGACTGCTTATAGATAGGGTACATTTTGTTTGCGTGTATTGCCGTTGCGTGGTCAAATGATTTACCTTTTGATTTTATAAAGTCTGATATACTTACCCACCTCATATCAAGTTTATTTCTTAATATATGACAAAGTAAAGCCCTATGCTCAACGTATTCAGTTTGTCTTGTTTGTTTATATATATCTATACCAGTTAATGTAATAAGTAATTCACTTACTTGTTCTGGTGTTTCTAATATTGTTGGTATTGTGTTGTAATTCATTTGCTTTGTAGTTTTTGGATGTATAATGCTGCATCCATTAGTTCTTCTTTTAAGTGTTGCAAAAAATCATCGTGTTTATTGTCTTGTAGTGTTGTTTTGTATTTGTCTATTCCCACACAACTTCTTATGTCAAACTCTCTTTTTAAATCTTCTACTATTTTATCTCTCATTGTGTTCTTAATTTTAAAAGGTGGTAGCACTCAACAAATTTTTGTCTTGCTTTACCTTTGTATTCTTGTTTAAATAATTCATATAGCTTTCTTGTGTATTGGTATTTTGTTGTGCAGTCTTTAAAATGTTTTTCTGCAAACTTCTTACCCTTACCTTTAAAGTAGTTTACATTGTCTGCCGTATCACCCTCAATCATTTGTGAGTAAAAGTTAAACATTGCTTCTTCTTCTGTTATGTCTAAAACAACCTGGTGCTTATAGTGATAGTTGTACATCAAGCAAGGAAATTGTTTATAGTCTTTATCTATTGATACTATCATTACCTCATCTCTGCCTATATCATCAGAAATTTGCTTCCAGTACCTTGCAACCATATCATCTGTTTCTACACCATAACCCCAAATACTATCGTAGTGGTCTTTTACAAATTGGTGCATCTCATTTAATAATGGTGGTAGTTCTTGTTTCTTTCTGTTGGCTTTGTACTTTGGTGTGATTAACTTTCTAAAGTTACCCTTTGAACCACTAAAACATAATACTTTATCTATGGTGTATTTATCTTCCAAGTCATTTACAATTTTCATATACTGCTGGTCAAACTTATTTCTTGCATCTACAATATCTTTGTAATACTTTTCATCATCTGGTGTTTCTCTTTTACGATAGCAACTTGCAAAAATTAAACTATCTGCATCTACTAATAAAATCATAATGCTTGTTTAATCATTTTAAGGTGCATTTCTTGCATCTTCTTTTGTTCTTTAGTTACCATACTAATTATGCTTGGTAAATCTCTAAAAAGCTGGTCTACTTCCATTACAAGTGTTTTGTTATCATCGTAACCAATATACAACTCACCATCTGAACAATGCAATGTATCTGTTTCACCTACATAAGTATGTAATTGTGCATCTTGTAATTGTGCTTTTAATATTTCAACTTGTGCCTCTAATTTTTCTATTCTGTTATCTTGTCCCATTTGTCTATTGTTATGTTAAGTTTTAAATAATTCTTTTTTCCTTGTTTTACTTGGTAGTTAATATGTACATCAGTTATCTCACTATCTTGTTGTGTGTGATATTCTATCTGCTTTTTTAATTCTTCCCAAGCTGCTTTGTTTACTATCATACTTGATGAGATTTTATAATTAAATCTAATTTGTATGAATATTCTGCTGCAATTAGTCTTACAGTTTTATTTATCTTAAAATTTTTTGCGTCAATTAAACACTCTTGTTTTAAATCTTTTATTTTATTAAGTAGTTTACTTTCTTGTTTACCTAATGCATAATTTTTAAATATATGATAGTCTTTATCCCTTGATGATTTTAATAAGTTTAATGCCTTTTCTTCTGACTTAATTTTCTTTAAGGTTTCATTATTATTAAATATAATTTCTTTTAACTTTTTGATTGCATCTGTTTCTTTCTTAAACTCAAAGTCATTTTTAGCATCATTACGTTTTAACTTTTTTTGCTTTATACTTTCATCACAAGTTTCATTGCTTTTATTTAATGCAATTCTTTGTAGTACTATTTCTTGTTTTCTGTTGGTTATTTCAACATAATTGTTTTGTTCCATTCTGTTTGTTTTAAAATTAATATAACGCAATATACATTAATCTATTTTATAAACAAAACATTTAACAACTAATTTGGTTCTATATTTATATTTATTCTAACCGCTTGGTTTTCTTTAAGCAAGTAAACATCTTTTAAAAGTCTTTTCTTTGTCCACATTGTTGTATCTGGGCAGTACTTTTTAACTGGCTTTGGCATCTCTAAAGTGTTGAGGTAATACATAAAGTTTCCTTTAGGGTCATTTACAAAGAATATCTTTACAACATCTAAGGCCATTAGAGCATCGTACTTTTCTTTTTCTAACATTTTATCTTCATAGTACTTGTTTCTAAATTTCATCTCTATAACGCAATCCATTCCTTTTGGTGTTTTACCTTTTGCATCATATCTTGAATAACCATCACCGCAATGTTCTAACTCCCATCCATCAAGGTTAAGAAGAAACACAACTGCCTTTTCCCATTCGTGAATTTTTTTAATTCCCATTATTCCAAATTACGTTAAGCTGCTTTATCCACAACCTTATTTTCTTTGGATTGCAAGTGCAAGGTTTATGGTATTTATGATTATAGTACTTTGCGTGTAACTGGCATATTAATTCAAACTCATTAGGTTGTAAAGTATTCTTTGGTTCTGACCTAAAGTCACTCCAGCTTTTAAAATCTTCTTTAGTAAATTTTACCATCTATCTATTTTTATTTCGTTTAACTTTTTTCTTCTGTTGTTACAATCACATTTTGTACCTCTTAATTTGTGGTATTTATCTACCAGGTATTTAATGCCAGTATACTTTGTGATGTAATAAATAATGTTGCCTATTTTCATAAATTAATTGTATTTAAAATTTTTCCTTTCAGCTTCAAGTTTGTAATATAGAAAACTATGAAAACCATTTATGTGACTATCTGTTGGGAAAAAATATTTCCATCCTGGATATTTGCCTTTTGCTATATAATAACAAAAAGCTACTCCAATTTTGCCAGTTGTTTTTTTAAAGTTAATTACAGCAGTATGGTCTGACATAGGTATAATTTCTTCTACTTTAAAATCTTCATTATTATAGTTTTCCTTTCTATCTTTATGTGAAAATCTTTCTGCTATTACTTCAGCAAATTTCTGTAACTCTATTGCTATTGTTTTATTCATAATAATTTTTTTAGTTTATTCTTGACTTTGTTATAGGTGTTGTAAAGTGAATAGTAATGTATTAAACTTTTGCGTGAAAATTCTGCAATGCTTTCGCCCTCATTTATTATTTCAAATACTTTTCTATCATACCAAAACATTCTTGATAGTTCTTCTTGTATTTTATCATATGGTTCTTGATAGTTTACATCTGATGTGGTTAGGTGTATGTCATCCATAGAAACCATTGTGATGTTTTTACCTTTTCTTTTTAAATCGTAAAACAATGTTCTTAAAGTTTTAAAAATATAGTAATAGTTTATTTCTTCTTCATTGTACATTATATCCAAACCTTTTTCAAGTTTCAGTTGTATCTTGTAATACATTTCTTGTACAATATCTTCAGCGGTTTCTTGTTTACAACCAAAGGATAAAACTATTTCTACCCACTCTTTATGCTTTGCAGCAACTATAATCATTGTTTTTTGTACCATATCATTTTAAAGGGTCATATAAATCACCAACTATTATTGGTAATCCTTTTTCGTTTACTTCAAAGCTAAATGTTTCAAAAGAGTAACCCCTACTTCTACCGCATTTTACCGTTGTCCAATCTTTATTAACTGTGTTTGCTTCCAAACTTATTACAGTTTCTGCTTTCTTTTCTAATGCACTACCTAAATGACCAGTTCCAAGTTTAGCACTACCAAAGTTTTGATGTATCACACAAATTATATGCACGTTTTGTTGTTGGCTTATTCTCATTAATGCACTTACTAATTCATTACTTTTTTCTATGTTGTTTACATCAGCACATAAATCTGCTACACCATCTATAATAAGCAAAGATGGTTCTTTTATGTGTTCCTTTAAATAGTATTCAATAAACTCTAAACGTTCTTTAAAAGCTATTGTACGCAATGCAAACGTGTGATATTTGTCTTTAGGTATGTTGCTATCCATATCTAATGGTCTTTTAAATACTTTAGATGCGTGCCAGCTTCCTTGTTCTGTATCTATATAGATTAAATCACCATTACCTCTATGTCCTTTTATTTTACCACCATAAATATTTGAACCACTTAAATAAGCACTTGCAAGTAAAGAGCAAAAAAAACTTTTACGGGTCTTTGGTGGTGCTGTAATTACTGAAAGATTGCCAAAAGTTCCTAAAGCTATTGGTATGAGTAAATCACCTTTATCTGATTGTAAAACCTTTTCGCCATAGCTTAAACATACTGGTGGATATTCTAATTTTTTGTCAATGTCTATCTTGCAAGTATCTGCAATAAATTCCATTAACATATTCTGTTCTGTTTCTTTTTCTGTCATTCGTTAAATATATAAAAAAAAGGTGCAAGTTAAAAACTCACACCCTATTAAAAGTTAGGCTAATTAAAATGGTAAATCATCACTTGCTGGTTCTGCAACCGCTT